AAGCCAACCTTATCCATGCCCATAGCATTAAACAAGAAAGATTTCAGTGAGATAACAGGGTTACCCTGTTTCAGAGCATTCTTTGTTGCCCAGAACTCTAATCTGGTTGGTTCACAGTTCTCTAAATCTGCGTCCGTAATATCAGATTCTAAAACTGCTTGAGCCTTTACGTTGATACGTACAATCTCGTTTTGTTTTTCACCAACTTTATCCGAACGATAACTAGTGATAACGAAGTCGTAACTACCTTCTGGTAGCACCTGCGTTTCTGGTATATCGTCTGGATGCATCGATAAAAAGTCATTTATATCTGCCATTATTTACCTCCTGTATTTAAGTTAATGACATTGTCTTGCGACAATTTTTTGCGAGCATTTTTCTGAATAGCTTCAAATAACTTCGCTAAATCTAAAGTAACATTAGGCTCAAGTAAACTTGGTGCCGTTACTTTTAAATCCATGCGATGGTCAGAAACTGTTCTCAAGGTTCGCTCTGTTCCTTTGCTAGTTGTTCTAGTATCTATTCTGCACACGCAATTAAAATACCTACCCAACTTGGTAGATAGTTTAGACCCGACACTAGTAGGGTACGCCTTTGAGACACCTGTCTCTCCTTCCATGTATTGCATGTGCGTAGTAACAACTACGTTACATGGAACTTCTGAACCTGTTAAATATTGTATAATATTCTGAACATCACGAGCGGCTGTGCCCCACTCTGGCTGACTAGCTTGTTCAGTAGGCTTCTTGTTATTAAACACAAGTGCCCCCCTTAAAGCCGCTTCACCCATTAATGTTAAGCTGTCAATAACAAGAACATCCTTTGATGTCCACTTACTAACAGGCCCAAAGTCTTCGTCTCCGTCTCTCCAATTACCAATCAAGTTAGCACTTTTGCGAAAAGCTTCTGCCTTGTTGATTGGGTCTTTTAAAGTTACGAAACTTACTCTATCTACTGCGTCCTTATTTAAGAACTCTGGTAAGATAGCTAACCCATCATCGAAATCTAGTATACGCAAGTTATAACCTGCGTTAGCTAGAGTTGCCAGTGTTGCAGTTTTACCTGACCCACTATCTCCGACGAGAAGTAATTTAGTTACATCTACTGATGTATGATTTCTAATACTTGCCATATTTATCTCCTATGTTGTAATAATAGCACACTGACAAAATTTGTCAACAATTATTTTGAATTAGGTACTATGTTTCCTTTATCATCTAATTTACTTGGAAGCAAAGGATTATAATCTTTTGTGTGGTAGTATGAATTAAATGATACTGACCTTCTGTGACCATTACCTCTGAATGGATACACTTGATGTAATAACCAAGAAGGAAACATATACATGCGACCCACCACTGGTTTTATTCTCATGTGCGTAGGTGTTATACCTGCGTCTCGCCCATCAATAAATTCTAAATAACCTGCGTAATCTTTTTCTTCATTATTGGAAATTGATATTGGAACTTTGGTAAACAAAACTGAAGATAATAATCCATCATGTTTATGTATAGGATTAAAATCTCCAGCTACTTGATTGTTCATCCATGCTCCTGTAATAATAAACTTTGTTATGTTTGTTTTGTTAATCATGTTTTGACAATAAGCACTACCTATATTACTAAAGAATTGTAACAAGCTCACACCCCATTCGTTTCTAGTTTCTTCTAAAAATTGATTAGTAATTTTTATTTCTGTATTTAAATTACCTGCTAAATCGTGTGAGTGGTCTAACTTTTTAAGTAGTTCTTTATCTCCCAAAGCCATATCCATATACATATTAAGTTTTTCTATGTAGTCATTTGGTACTTTAACTTCCAATACCAAAGGGGAAAAAGGAAAATGTGCCTTAGCTTCTATCTTTATTTGTTCTGTCATGTTTCTCCTGTTTTTTAAATAAGTCTTCTGCATGAATCAATTCACCTTTTTTATGTAGGCTTTCATGCACTTGCCTATCAAAGTCTTCATTAAGTAAAGTAGTTCTATGTTCAGGCGATTCGCCACACACTTCCCTGAATTTACATCCACCATAATTACCACAAGCAGTAAAGTTTGCAGGGTAATATCCTGCTTCCCAAAAAGAATCTGCTACTGATAAAGTATATTGTGAATCATTATACCATTCATCTATTGATGATGCTGATACATTAAATACTGTACGATTAAACCTACAAAAGTTTGCACCTGTTTGTACTGCTTCAATGATAAAACCTTT